GCTAATGCTCGTCAGATGGCAGACATGAATCAGAGATTCGCTCTGCAGTCACAGCTTGCTGACTGTTGCTGCGAGAACAGACTTGCAACATGCCAGACTCAGAACATAGTACAGAGCGAAGGCAGTGCTACAAGGTTTGCGGATGCTAATAACACCAGAGACATCATAGACTCTCAGACAAGAGGAACACAGGCTATCCTTGATAAGCTCTGCGCTCTCGAACTTGACGGAGTCAAGGCACAGCTTGCTGCAGCTGAGAGAGAAAATCTCGGCCTGCAGAACCAGCTGAACATGGCAAGCTTCAGAGAGTCACAGACAGCTCAGAATGCTCTGATCACTCAGGGATTCAGCAATGAAGTAGATGCACTCTACAACAGACTGAACAGCTGCCCTGTTCCAACTACTCCTGTTTACGGAAGAACACCTATCTTCACCTGCGGTAACAACAGCGGTTGTGGCTGCGGATGCGGTAACGGAAGCTTCTAAGGAAGGCGGTGCAACATGGCAGAGTTTGTTTACAACGATAGACAGATCGTCAATGCGAATCAGCCTGTTGTTCTGAGAACATCTATCCCTTGCGGGAAGAACTATGTTTTTCATCGCAACGAGTCAGGGATTATAACTCTCAGAGGCATCGTCAACAATCCAAACGCTTGCTTTGCAAGATACCAGGTAACATTCAACGGAAACATAGCAATTCCTACAGGTGGTACAGCTCCTGCTGCGATCAGTGTGGCACTTGCTCTGGATGGAGAACCAATCCTCACATCTAAGGCTATCGCTACACCGGCTGCAGCTGCAGAGGCAGCACCTTCTAACGTGAACTTCTTCAACGTGACAAGCACAGCGATCATCACTGTTCCAAAGGGATGCTGCTTCAACATCTCAGTAGAGAACACATCTGAGAGTGCAACACCTGCTACTGTTCCGGCTCCGGCAATCGAAGTACAGAATGCTAACCTGACAGTCGCAAGGATAGCGTAGAAAGGGGGAACAGATATGCACGATCTTTATAGACTGAAAGAGAATCTGGTCAAGGAACTTGAAGAGCTTGGCAAGCAGGATCTCAGCAAGAGTTCTCTTGAGACTGTCGATAAGCTGGCTCATGCAGCAAAGAATGTGGCTAAGGTCATCGAGGCATGCGAAGAGGAAGAGTACAGCAATGCTATGGGCGGTTATTCCAGAAGAGGCAATTACTCCAGGAGAATGTCCTATGCAGATGGCGGTGGTTCTTATGGTGACATGTCTTATGCAGATGAAGGCAGAGGCGATTTCGTAAGACCAGATGGTTCTTACAGAGATGGTGGAAGCTCATACGCAAGAGGCAGAGGCCGTTACGCTAAGAGAGATTCTATGGGAAGATACTCTAGAGCTAATGATGAGATGCAGGAAGAGCTGATGAAGCTCATGGACAAAGCTCCGGATGAGCAGACAAGAAGTGAGATCATGAAGCTCATGGAAAGAATGTAACTGCTTAGTATTACACGGTAGTTCAAAGGCAGGTAGGCATTAAGCCTACCTGTTTTTGTTAGGGGAGAAAAATCGCTTCGAGATTAGTAATCTACAAGCGTGAAGTCAATCTATAGAAAGGAGCGAAGAGATGGCTAAAAAGAAAAAGGCAAAAGCTAAGAAGAAGGCTGCCAGCTACAATCCTCTTAGCTATGTCGGTGCTGTAAACCCTGGAACTTACACATCCGCATATACAGATCAGATCAACAACACTATGAACGAGATGAATATAGCTCGTCAGAACTTGATGAACTTCAAGTATGATCCGATGCAGGATGCGAATTACCAGGCTTATGCACAGATATACGGAGCGAGAGGAGACAGAGCAGCACAGGATACACTTGGAGATGCAGCAGCACTTAATGGTGGCTTTGGCACATCATATGCGACATCAGCAGCACAGCAGGCAAGGAATCAGTACAATCAGGAACTTGCAATGTTGGTACCTGACCTTGAGGCACAGGCATACAACAGACTTCAGACAAACTATGGCTTACTTCAGGATAACTACAATATGCTGCAGGATGCAGATGCCCAAGCTTATAACCGATACAGAGATCAAGTCGCAGACTTCCAGTGGGGCAAGAATTACGACACGGATATTTATCAGTTCAATCTTGCGCAGAGTGCAAAAGGTGGCTCCGGTGGTGGCGGTGGCCGAAAGAAGAGATCCAGCGGTGGCGGTTATGCAGGCAGCTCCGGTGGTAGTGGTTTAGACCTTGCAGGAATATACACTGGTGTACAGAATGCGCTGGCAGAAGATCCTAACAAGAAGAAGAAAAAAGGTGCCGGTGCCGGTGGTGGCGGTGGATACGCTAACAGAGTAAACAAGAAATCAATGATGACGAAATAACTACATAGGTGATGGCCTTATGGTCTAACGGTAGGAAAGGAAGTGTAACTATGCCTAAATGGGTAGCAGAACAAAAAAAGAAAAAGAAAGAGGAGACTGGCCAGCAGAAGAAGGTTCAGTCTCCTTCTGTGTCTAACAACAATCGTAAGCAGAATGCTGAGTATAATAACAATCTCAAGCAGAGAAGGATGGCTGAGAGCAGGGCAAGATCCGAAAGTGAAGCAAGGAGACTTAACCAGCCAAGAAGGTATACCACAACAGCTGCACAGAGACAGAAGATGGGTGTACAGACTCAGGCTGATCTTGACAATGCAAGAAGAGAACGAGAAGAGAGAGCAGCCAAGAGAGCCGAGGTAGCACAGAGACAGCAGAGAGTCAAGTCAGGCACAGAGACTAAAGAAGACAGAAAGCAGATAAAGGAAGAACACAACACAGCCAAGAGAGCTTTGAAGAATACTCCTGAGCTGATGGGCAAAGCGGTCAAGGACACTGTACAGAGTCATGGTCAGACCATTGCAGATGTCACTGAGATGACAGCCGAGAAGGGCACAGCTGCCAGAGCCATGAAGATGGGCATCCAGGATAATCCTGAAGAGATGCGTAAGATGAGGCAGAGGCAGAAGCTGACCAAGGAAAAGGCAAGAGAAGACAGACTCAGATGGGCAGAAGAACAGGACCAGAGGCAGGCAGAATGGGATGAAAAGACTAAGGATGCCAAAGGTCTTGAAAAAGCATGGTACGGAGCTGTCGAGTCAGGAACAGGCATGGCCACAGACCTTGCTCTTGGTCTTGGTACTCAGGGCGGTGCTCTTGCAGCAATGTTCTCAAGAACATATGGATCTACAAGAGGACAGGCTGAGAAGGAAGGTGCTACAGAGAACGAAGACAGACTGTACGCATTCCTGCAGGGTGCGAAGGAAGTAGGCACAGAGCTGATGTTCCCTGGTGCCGGTCTTGCCAAAGGCTATGCCGGCAGGGTTGGTCTTCCTCTTGCTGAGAGGATCGCTAACAGGGCCACAAGAAATATGGCAGGCAGAGCTGCTGATGTAACGAGTGCAGGCATCAGACTTCTTGGTGGCACAGCAGAAGAGAATGCAGAAGAAGCTGCAGGCTGGCTCGTTGATCCGGCTCTCAAGGAACTTACCTACGGAAGAAATGTCCGTACAAGACAGGCGCAGGACATTTTGAAGCAGGAATCCGATGAGCTGAGATCCAATCTGCAGAGCGAGGAGGATGCTCAGTATGCAGCTGCTTATCTTGGATCGGATCAGTTCCTTGAGCAGAACAAGCAGCAGTACATGGATGCCGGTCTTTCTGAGAAGAAAGCAACGCAGGTAGCAGAACTTATGCGTGAGTATCTCACTGCAAGTCTGACCGGAGATACCGAGTCAATGGCCGACTATGAAAAACAGATATCCGATGTTGTTGCCGGCAAGAGCATCGGCGAAATGGCAAAGGACCTTGACCTTGATGAGCTTAAAGACACCTTTGCATCTACATCAGTGCTGACTCTTGTGACAGGTCTTCCTGGCGGTGTATCAACTGCGGTCAGAGGTTCGCAGATCCGTGAGGCACTTGGATCGGATGGTATTCGTGCGCTTGCTGAGACTGCAGTAGATTTTGAGAATGCCGAGGATTCACTTCGTGCGGAAGTGGCTGCCAAGAGAATGGCTGAGGGCAAGGAACTTACAAGCACTCAGGTCTTTGATCTTACTGTCGCACAGCATAAGCAGGTCGAGAAGGATGTCGAGAGAGTGAGAGCGAAGAAGGCTCTGGACAGCAAGGCTATTGAAGACAATGACTTTGTACAGCCGAGGATCGTGCTTACTGAGAATGGATCTATCCAGGGCGATGAGATGATTACTAAGGCATATGCAGAAAGCTCAAATGCTGCAAGGAACACGATCAGAGACATTGACACACAGAAGTCTCTTACTGATACAGAAGTGGATAAAGGCAGCAGGGCCATTGCCGGATTCAAGACAGGAGCATTTACTATCAACGATGCGAATGCACTTAACTACAGCAACACAGCTATAAGAGAGGCATTCCAGAAAGAGACAGGTGTTGATCTTAATGAATATGTGGTCAAAGGTAAGGATGGCAAGGTTGATATTCCGGCTACAAATACTAAGACTAAAGATGCTCTTTTTGCACTGGCTTCTGAGAATTTTGTTAAGAGTGCTGAGGTCGAGACAGCAAACTGGATGGACAAAGCCAAAGGAGAAACTGTAACTCAGATCACTCAGAGGATGGATTCTCAGGGTGCTGTTGATCTCCAGTATGTCCTTGACGATGTAGATGAGCGTAACAGATCCGAATATCTCATGGTAGCTAATGCTGCTGACATGGCATACCAGGCTGGAAGGAACATCGGAACAGAGTGGGAGAACATCAGAGATACTGTCACTTCTACATTCAGTGGAGTATCCGAGGATAAACTGCATGAGATGTATGAGGCAGGCAGATTCGACAGAGACAGAGCTTCAGACAATGCCAGAGGCAGAGCTATCAGACAGGGTGAGAGGCTTTCCGAGATGGGTGATCAGGAGAACCCTATGGGCGGTCAGGTGTTTATTGATACTGAGGAACCACCAAAGGGGACAATGATCCGTACATTCTCAGAGATAGCTTCTACTCTTGGAGTGGACATCCATCTTACTGACGAGATCCTTGATGACAATGGAAATGCCATAAACGGAGCAAATGGTCAGTATTATAACGGAGCAATCTACATCAATGTGAACACTGCGGTTGAGAAGAATGTGGGATACATCTTCATGCATGAGGTCACTCACCATCTGAGGAAGTATGCTCCTGAACAGTATGCAGAACTTGAGAAGCTGGTCAGAGAGAAATGGTTCCAGGCTAATCCTGAGCAGATGCAGGATGAGATCGCAAGAAGGATCTCACTCTATGAGAGAGCTACAAAGGGCAAACAGCATCTTTCCGAGGATGAGGCTCTTGAGGAGATCATTGCAGATGCTGCACACGAATTCCTGAATGACAGGAACTTTGCAAATCAGGTAGCAGAAGAGTCTCCGTCACTTGCTATGTCGGTTCTGAACAGCATCCGTAACGGACTCAGAATGCTCCGTCAGATAGTATCCAAAGGAACCATAGAAGACGATACGCACATGAACAGCCTGTTCTCACAGCTTGATATTCTGTCTGAGGCAGAAGAGCTGTGGCTTAATGCATACAAGCAGGCTGTACAGAACAGAGCATTAGTCGAATTCGACAGAGCGCAGACAGCGATGTTCGAGAGGCCAAGCCTGAGCGTCAGCGAGAGCAATCGTGATGAACTGATTCAGAAGTTCGGTGGAGATGCGCAGGTCAGGTTCTCTGTCAGCGATTCTGACTACATGGATGCAGTTGAGAATGGTGATACCAAATCTGCTCAGAAGATGGTAGACAAAGCTGCTAAAGCTGCTGGGTTTACAGTTAAGGGATATCACGGAACAACTAACAACTTTAATACATTCAAGTCCGGAGACATTGGTTTTCATTTTGGCAAGAACAAAAGCACTGCAAGAACAAGAGTAGGCAGAGGAAAGAATGCCAGGATTATTTCTGCATGGCTGTCTCTTGATAATCCAATTAAGGTAGATGTGGATTTCGGTTCCTGGGATGCTGATTATCGTCTTGCAGAATATCTTAGAGATGAAGGCATAATAACTCCGGAAGAGTATCAGGATGCACTTACTGTTGATAATGGCTCACGCAAAGTTAAACGATCCACAAAAGGTGCTAACGATACTTTGAGAAGTATTCTTCAGAGTAAGGGATATGATGGCATCGAATATGAGAATTATTATGAGGCTGAAGGTGCTACATCCTATATCGTTTTTGACGCTGCCCAAATCAAGAATGCGGAGCCTGTTACCTATGATGACAATGGGGAAGTGATTCCTCTGAGTGAGAGATTCAATCAGGAGACTCCGGACATTAGGTATTCTGTTTCCGAGATGCCTGACATTGACCAGCTCGATCAGACCAACAGCATAATCGAAAATGAAGACGGTGACATGGTCGCAGAGTTCAAGGAAGACGGATCTGTAAGGTTCTCTATCTCATCATTTGAAAAGACTGGTAGAAAGATCTATAAGGATTTTCTGAATAAGCAGGTTAAGAATGGCAATCTGTCAAAAGCAGAAGCTGACGATATGCTGCGTGAGTTTGAGACTGTGTATAAGATCAGCAAGGATTTTGCGGATGCAAAGGATGACAATGGCAATCCTCTTTATCTTCCATACACTTCCTGGTCATATGCCGATGTAGTAACTGACGAGAATGGTAAGCCAGTATTCTCAGCAATCAAGCAGAATTCAGAATACAAGATGAACATCGACTTCTCGACTATCTGTAAGAAGAGAAGAACACTGGATGCTGTATTCAGAGAGATGATCAACAGAGGCATGTTCGAGAGACTTGATCTTAACAAGGATGAGAGTGCTGCTATGGTAGTCAACATCAACAATCTCATCCGTAAGAATCAGTTCGAGGCTGCTTGTGCGCTGTGCTTTGTTGAGGCAAGAAGATACAGACAGCAGCAGACAGCTACCACATTCAAGAATATGTGGAATGAGATAGTTGAGTCTATGTATCCTGACAAGAGCAAGATTGCTTACTTCAACTTTGGTGAGGATTCGACAGTAGAAAATGTTACAGATGGCATCGATACTATGGATGACTCCCAGCTTGATCTGACTCATGTAAGAGAACTTGCAACAGCTAAGAATGATAAGGGCGGTCTTATGCAGACAGCAGAAGCCAAAGCAGCAAGGCTGATCCTTAGTGATCCTTCACAGAGAAAACTGATGCGTGTCGGTGACATGATGGCCTCAACAGGATTCGAGAACATGCAGGTCAAGAATCCGGAGCTGATGAAAGTCTACAACTCCAAGAAGGGAACCGGCGGAGCCAAGTCTTCATTTGGAGATGTGCAGTATCTGAACGAAATTCTTAAACCGAGATCATTCAGCAGGCTCAAGGCTTATGCGGTCAGCGGTGTCCGTATCCAGTCATTCTCTGATTATGTTCCGAGAATGGTATTCGACTATGTACAGGTCATTGCAGATCTTGCTGCCAAGAAACTCCCTGCACACGCTTATACTAAGGAGCCTTTGTTCGCAAAGCAGTTTGGTCTTACCGGAGCAAAGATTAATCTGTCACTCGTCCCTGATGTTGTGGCTGACAGCGATATCCCTGGCCTCGATAAGAATGGAAACTATGTATGGAATGAGGAAGGGACCTTCCCATACGATGAGGCAATGAAGCTCCAGAAGGCTGAAGGCTATAAGGAAAACTGCGGAACAATAGCTGTTGGCATTTCAGATGAACAGATCATGAAGATGCTTGCAGATCCTACGATTCAGATGGTCATTCCTTATCACAAGTCTTCACTGAATCCTATCGTAGCTGCTATGACAAATGTCAGCAGGTTCAAAGATTACACAGATTTCCAAAATACTAAGGATGCAGAAGGCAAGGCTGTAGCCAAAGAGTTTGCCTGGGATGACAAATTATTCCAGCTGACACATACCAAGAAGGGCAAACTGAAGCCTAAGGATCAGTGGGGAGATCCTCAGGACATCGTGAAGGAATATGCTGAGTGGTGTGAGAAGAATAACTACACACCGAAGTTCCCTCAGTTCCTCTATCAGAGGAAAGACAACAAGATTGATGGGGAGATCCTGACAGACAAGAATGGCAATAATCTCATTAATCCTGGATACTACAAGCTCCTTGAGGACTTTGCTCTGTATGACAATGACGGAAACTTCAAGCCACAGCTGGATGTTCAGATGAAATTCCCTACAGACAAATCTGAATTCGGCAGCATGAAGGGTCTTATCCAGCAGGGCCTGTCAGAAGACACGGAGCTTGAGGCTAATCGATCAGAAAAGATCAGCGGTATCGTTGACGAGATCGAGGAGATGTTCGAGCAGGGAACACTCACAGAACAGAGTGCGACCTCAGAAAAACTGTCAGCAAGGCTGTCAATCTCCGAGGATCTTGATGAGCCTTACATGGATGCGGTCAACTCCGGCAACATGGAAGAGGCTCAGAGGCTTGTAGACGAGGCTGCGGAGAGAGCTGGGTATAAGACGAAAGCATATCATGGAACTCCGTGGGGTGGATTCACAGAATTTAACACTGACTTTCTTCATGCTGGAAGAACATTTGGAAATGGAATTTATTTGACAAGCAGCCCAACTGTTGCTGAAGGATATACTTTCCCAAACGCAAGAGATTATACAAGGATTAAAACTGGTGAGGAACCTTCTCCGAAAGTATATGGACTGTTTATAAAAGATTTAGATAATGCGCTGGAATTCGAGTGGGAGAACTACACTTATAATGGCAAGCGAGTTAAAGGCGTGCATAGCAAACTTGCAATGATCCAGATAGATATAGAGGCCGAGCCGGACAAAGACGTGATCATCAGAAACATCCGTGATGGTAGCGAGGAATTGTCTGATGTCTATGTTATTAAAAATAGTTCGAGTCTTAAATCCGCAGATCCAGTCACCTACGCAGAAGATGGCTCAGTCATTCCACTGTCAGAGAGATTTGATCCAGAGAACAATGATATTCGGTATAGCCTGCCTACACAGGATGCCGATGGAAACATCCTCAGCAATGGTCAGATGGAATACTTCAAGAATTCTCAGGCAAGGGATGAACAGGGCAGACTCGTTCCTGTATTTCATGGAACAAACCAGGGAGGCTTTACAATGTTTGATCCTCTTGCCTCAGATGATTTTAGGTCATTGTTCTTCACATCAAACTTTAATGTGGCAATGACATATGCGAATGCAGACTATCGCTTGCCAGAAAATGAAGAAAGCAACCCTATTACCCAAATGTACAGGGGGTCTTTCAACAGCATGGAGGATTTTCTTTCTAATGCAAAAGAATTGTACAGTAAGGCATATAGGTGGAATTCTTCTCAGCCTGTTATGAAGAACCTAAAGGCTGTTGTATTCAATAGCAAAACTCGTAAGCACTCTACTAACATTGATGATATAACTGAATGGCTGCAAGGAGACAGTGAGCGATTCGATACTATCGAAATAATGCTGCCTACGATGGATGAAGGTAGCTACTCCAGGAGAAAAGACATAAGAGCAAGTTCTGTAGAGGAGTTGCTTGCGACAATTAACACCAATATTGAAAATGCTGCTGGTAAAAACACCAGAAAGTTTGAGAGCGGATACTATCAGGTTTATCTAAACTTAGAGAAGCCGATGATAGTTAATGCTAATGGAGCTGCATTTGACGAAATCCTCTATGACGGAGATTACTACGATACAAGAGGACTGGCAGAAGTCGCATATAACAATGGATACGATGGGGTCATAATATCAAATTGTCTGGACATTAACGGAGCTTCAATGGAATATAGCGATGAGGAACTTCTTTCCGACATTTACATCGCATTCTCATCCAATCAGGTCAAGGACACTCGCAACACTGATCCTTCCGAGAATCCTGACATCAGGTACAGTATTACTCCTGAAGAGGTTGACATGGAGTGGATCAACGAGACTGCCGAGACACTTGACGATAATCGTATGTGGTTAGGTGATGCAGAACTTGAGGAAGGCAGACAGCGCAAGCAAGAGGCTATAATCAATTTCGTCAACAAGAAGGATGCCGAGTGGAATCAGAGGTGGCTTACTGACCATAAACTTTTAAATGTAAAGTCAGTAAGAACCAATATACGCAAGGTAGTCATGGCTGCTATGGCTAAGTCTAATCTGAAGATGCAGTACAAGACCGAGATTGTAGATGAGTTCATGAAGTATGCAAAGCAGGCATTCTACGCTATGAAGGATGACAGACATTCGGATGCTGCCAAGATTCTCTACAATGCTGCGTATGACATGCTTGATAAAGGCAAGTTCTTCTATGAGGACGAGACACAGAGAAGATATAACGAACTGAGGGATTATCTGAATGCAGTCAAGTTCACTGTAGCAGAGGATGACAGGAATGACCTTGATGAAGGCGGTGGCTATGCTCAGTACCGGAAGAAATATCAGGGCAGGATATTCCTGGTCGAAGAAGGCGGTGTAGCTCCTGATGAAGAGTGGCAGATGCTCAACTCGATATGGCCGGAGCTTTTCCCTGACGATATCAAGGGAGATCCTGCAGGTATCATGGATGCTCTTGGTGATGCACTCGATGCTCTCAAGCCTAAAGCTAAATCCCTGTCAGATGAGTGGTGCCTTGACTGGGCAGCAGACATCGCAGACGAGCTTTATACCATCGTATACGAAGGAAAAGAGTACAAGTCGATAGCTGATACCTATAAGGAAAGATATGCCGAGAGAGCCGAAAATATGAAGGCAAGGCATAAAGAGGCTGTCAGACAAGTCAAGGCTGCGGAGAGAGAACGAGCCGAGAAGAAACTGGCAAAGCAGGCTGAGAAGTTCAACACCAGGAACAAGCAGAACCTTGCCAATCAGAAAGTTAAGTACGAAGGTCAGATAGATCAGCTCAAGCAGAATCGTGAGTATAACATCCAGAGACTCAAGGCTGAGAAGGCAAGGCAGAGGAAAGAAATCAAGCGTGAAGAGCGTGAGAGACAGAAGGCAAGGAAGAACAGAGAACTTCATAAGGATCTGTTCGAGCATATCGAGAAGAATCATAAGACTCTTACCGACAGACTTCTCACGAACACTGCGGATAAGAACATTCCTGAATACTTCAAGCATGAGCTTTCCAAGATGCTGGCATCGATGGATCTCCAGACGATGGGAAGTAAGGAGCGTGAACTGAAAAAAGGTCCTGACGGATATGTCAGAGCAGACCTGTCAAACAAGACGATTCAGATGCTTGGACTCCATGCCAAACTCATGCAGATGCATCAAGATACAGACCAGTATTTCTGTGTCAATGAACAGATCAAGGACCTAATCCTCAAGCTACAGGATAAGGTGGATGGTAAGACCATAGATCAGCTGCCATTGCCATATCTGCAGGATATCGATAATCTTCTCACGATGCTCGTTCATGAGTTCAATAACTACAATAACGTAAAGATTGGCGAGAAGAAGAGAGAGGTAGCTGAGATCGGTCAGTATCAGATCAACTGGAACAAGGACCGAGTAGCTAAGTTCGGAATGGGAAATGACTATTATGGACTCCGTGGAGCAGCAGACAGAATCCTCAATATGGACGAGCTGACTCCTGCATATCTCTTCAGAAGAATAGATCCGGAAGGCAAGGGCCTTGGCCTGATGTACAAGCAGATCAGGAAGAGTTTTGACAAGTACATCAAGAATACTGAGCAGCTTAACAAGTGGATGGACGAGATCGTAGGTGAGTATCATCAGAAGGGAATCTTCTGGAACAAATACGGATCAGGCGAACTGACAAAGTGGAGAAGCTCTAATTATGCTTTAGAGTTCAAAACTGAGAGTGGCAGGACGATCAGTCTCACACCTGCACAGATGATGTCGATTCACTGCCTTGCAAACAGAGCGCAGGCCAAAGGACATATGAAGGGTGCCGGCATTGTTGTAGCACCTGTCACATTCCAGGCGAGACAGATGGCCGATCTGAAAAAGAAAGCTAATACGGAACTTCCAGTCAAGCTGACAGATGCAGATATTCAGATGATCAACGCAAGGCTCACTAAAGATCAGCTCAAGGTAGCTGACAAGCTCCAGGAACTTATGGCAACTAAGATGGCTGACTGGGGTAATGAGGCTTCAATGGAAGTTCTTGGCATCAAGTTGTTCACAGAGAAAAACTACTTCCCAATTAGGTCCGATAAGGCAGGACTTACAAAGGATCTTCCTGAGGATCAGTTCGCTGAGGCTATCAGGTCATTCGGATTCACCAAAGCTGTACAGCCGAGGGCCGACAATGCAATCATGGTGCAGGATATCTTCGATGTAGTCACAGAGCATTGCAATAATATGAATCTCTATAACTCCTACTCAAAGGCTTTAGATGATTTCATGAAAGTCTATAATTATAAGGAGATCACAAAGGACAGTAAGGTCACAGTAGAGCAGACTCTTGCTAATGCTTACTCAAGGAAGGCTACAACATACATCATGTCATTCCTGAAGGACCTCAATGGTAACGTAAGTGGCAGAGCGTCAGGACTTGCGGATATGTTCAATGCAACTCTTGCCAGTGCTAAGAAGGCCTCAGTCTTTGCAAACATCCGAGTATTCCTGCAGCAGCCTACAGCATTCTTCCGAGCATTCGCTGTGATATCGCCTAAGTACATCGGTGCTATCAGACACGGAGCAGGTAAAAAGACGATGCAGGAGATGTTCGAACATTGTCCTATAGCTCTCTGGAAGTCATGGGGATACTACGATATCAACATGGGCAAGAGCATAGACGATGTTATCATGAACAATGGCAAGTGGCTTGAGGATAAGATGACCGATGCATACGGAGCTGCAGATAACATGACATGGGCAGCTCTTTGGCAGATGTGTAAGGCGCAGGTAGAGGATACTCATCCTGGCATTGAGATCGGATCAGATGTCTATTGGGATCTCGTCAATGATAAGATGACTGAGGTTGTAGACTTCACTCAGGTAGTTGACTCTCCGATGCACAGATCACATGCTATGAGAGCTAAGGATGTATTCATCAAACTGATGACTTCATTCATGGCAGAACCTACGTTGACCTTCAACATGGTACGTGACGGATTCATAAGAGCTTATGAAGCAGTGATAAGTGGAGATAAAACCAAAGGTGTGGCAATCGCTGCTAAGACATCATCTGTATTCCTCGTCACTGCTGCAGCCACATCAGCATTCGCAGCTGTAGCAGATGTGATCAGAGGCAAGGGCGCAGATGACGATGATGATGAAGAACAGGCTCTGACATTAGCAGAGAAGTTGCAGAGAGCGTTCGATGCATGGAAAGTGAATACTGTTGAGAACTTCAAGGATAACGCATTCCTGCCTGGCAACATTTACTATGTCAAGGACATCATCTCACTCTTCCAGGGATTCGGAATCAATAATCTTGGCTTCCAGGGATGGAAGATGATAGCAGACGGATGGGCGCAGCTTACCGGAACAAGAACAGTAAGAAGCTCCAAGACATGGTATGAAAATCTGTTTGGTGGTTTAGGTTATATCATCGGAGTTCCGATCAAGACTATAATGCAGGACTTTGGCTCGCTGTGTGGATTGTTCGGAGTACACTTTGACTTCATCGACTCCACAAAGGAGAGACTCGACAGCATTCAGGACAATCTGACTGAGAGAACAAAAGAAGCACAAGAGGCTAAGATCGAGAAGGATTCAGCTGCAGGAAGTATCCTCAGCATCTTCGGTGTCGAGGCAAAGGCCAAGAGCGAGGATGATAAGGAGAAAACTGAAGCTGACAAGGAGAAGCTGATAAGTGATCTCAAGGAGAAGACTGCTGACCTTTCCGGTGAGAGTAAGGACAAGAAGATATGGAGTGCTGTCACCACATACGCAAAGGATGCATATGGTGTTGAGTCTTATGCAGATCTTGTCGCAGACGGAAGGTACAATGATATCGCTGATCTAAAGGATATCTACCTGGCGAGTGGCGGTAAGTCTGAATACTTTGATAAGCTGATCCTTAAGTCATCCAAGTCAGCTCTCAAGAAATCCATTATCTACGATCCATCCTCAGAACAGATCGAGGCTCAGGAAAGCATTAAGGATTATCTCCTTGAGAATGGCATGTCAGAGGCAGAGCTGTCAGAGATAGCTTACAAATCTGATACCACAAGAGAACTGAAGATGGCATTCAGACTCAATGATGAAGATGCAATCATTGAAGAACTGGTGCCTCTGATCAGAGCAGGTCTGTCATTTGATGACTTTGTTAAGGCTTATGAAAATCGCAATCGTGTGAATCTCAAGACTTATGACGGAAAGTATAAGGATAGATTCCACAGCACCGGTACATATCAGTGGCCTATTTCCGGACAAATCACATCAGGATACGGACACAGATCCTCTCCTGGTGGGGTAGGGTCCACAAATCACAAGGGCATTGATATTGCCGGCAATACTGGTGATCCTATCGGTGCTGCTGATGGTGGTGTTGTAACATATGTCGGATGGTACTATGGTGGTGGCAACACAGTCATGATCCAGCACGATGACGGAACAGTCACAGAGTACATGCACATGTCAGCTTTCAACTGTAAGGAAGGCGATACTGTTGCACAAGGACAGACCATAGGACAGGTAGGCTCGACTGGAAACTCGACAGGACCACACTGCCACTTTGGTGTTAAGGTAAATGGAGAGCATGTAGATCCTCTTACATACTTGCAGGGTTAAGTAGGGGGAGAAATAATTTAGCACATGGAGTACACTATAATTGCCCGTTGGGGAGTGATGAGTTTCTTCAATGCAATAATCTCCATAAAAACAATATCTACTGGAAGGACCGCAGGCTTAGGGTTGGCCTGCGGTCTTTCTATATCAAGTCAAAATATATGCCGATAGAAATATAGCCGATTATAAGGGCTGCCTTTGCAACTGGCTTCATCTGATAATTCCACTTGAGATAAGTTCCAATAAGCGGTTCGGCCCATAAGAATATTGCCAATATCCAAAAGACCGCAATATAAATCGTCTTAATCATTGTAATTGCTACTGTCCTCCCTCCAAAAACTTATTTTAAAATTATTTTAAATTATGGCTTGAATTCTGTAAAGGGGTAGAGTATTATAGTGACAGGAAATCACATGGGGATGCTTATAGCATCCTTTTGTAAAAATCTGTAACTCTTCCTAAAATCACAACATTTGGGATAGTTACGATAGGGCAGTGGGTGATACCTTTAATGTGATTTCCGAAAGGGGATCACATTTTTTTATGCAAGGAGATACCCAATGAGAACTAACACTTTTACACAGATCAAGGTCATAGCTGGCAATACTCCACAAGAGACTGCGATGCTTTTCAACGAGGCAATGATGGAACTCGCAGACCTGCATCCTACATATGAGAGAGATGGCAGCATGTTCTGGATCTACTACACAGTAGAGCAGACTGCTTGTGAGACTCTCAGAGAAGAGCATGAGGAGCAGGGCGAATACGCTAAGTGCATCGATTGTCCGTACCTGATGAGAGATCTCAATCGCCTGGGCAATATCGATGCCAGGAAGAAGTGGGGTACATGCGGGAAGACCGGAGAGAGAACAAACGTTGACAGCAGAGCGTGTGAGACATATCACGGACTGGCTGCCAAAGAAAGGAGAAGATTCTAAGTGAAGAACAAGAGGATCAGGATTGCGATGGCGCAGGCCGGTATCAATCAGAGCAAGCTCGCTAACATTCTGAATGTGACAGATACAGAAATGTCTATCATGCTCAGGTATGAGCTGGCTGTCAAAGAGCAGAACAATATCACTGCTGCCATCAGAGAGTGGGATGCACTCAGAAAGAGAGAAGAATAGATGTGGTACATGAAGGACTATGATCTCCCAGGAATCGGAGACTATGATCCTCCGGAGTATGAGGAAGAGGATGACGATGACTTTGGTCATTGCGAAGACAGATCTCCTGGATGGGATGAACTTGATGATGAATGGTAGGAAGGAGAACCTAATGGGAAAGCATGACAAGAGCGAAAGTAAGTTCATATGGGCAAAGCCGGAAGAGGCTGAGGTTGAAAAGATCAGCTATGATCCACCTTCAGATGAATGGTACAAGAGCAGGATTGAAGAGCTGAAGGCTGAGAATGCAAGGCTGAGAGATGAGCTGCATGAGATTAGAATGAGCATAGGCAATTATGAGCAGATCATCGACCACCAGGATGAAGTCCATGAAGGATGCGTTGCTGAGTATCAGAATCTGCTCGATGAAAAGGATGAAGAGATCGCTGTACTCAAAGGCGAGATCAATATGCTCAAAGAGGCTGTAGTCAAGGGCGCATTAAGAGAGGTACTGGCATGAGCAGAATCAAAGATGTGCATCCTAAGGTAGAGTTCATCTTGCAGCATTATCCGATAGCAAGGAGTGACGATAAGTTCCTAATCAAGATGGTCTACAGCATGTGCTATGGAATTGACTGCAGGACACCATTCGGATCTGTGCTGGATATGAAGGACCTTCCGTCCTTTGAGAGTATCAGAAGAGCAAGACAGAAGATCCAGGAGATGAATCCTGACCTCAGAGGCACTAAGGAAGTCGAGGCAATCAGACTCGCAGAGCAGGAAGATTACATAGAGTATGCAAGAGAAGGAGCATAGATATGAGATACAAGTTTATGTACATGCTTGGCTGGATAGCAATTGGCCTTATGTTTGCAGCACTCGGACTTGGGATGGTAATAGCTGTAGCAAGCAGCACACCGATGATGTAAAGGAGAATAAAAATGGAACACAGAAACATTAAAGATGTACTAATGGATGGCATGAGCCGCATGGTAAACGAGCTTGCCAGATACAGAAGAATGGTCGAAATTGAGCCTGAGCTGCATGAAATGACAGTAGAAGAGTTTGATGATCTACTGAACAAAAAGTGCGAAGAGGCTCACAAAAAATATGAATCTATGTCTTTAAGGGAAGTAATGATTGATGGTCTTGTGAATGCAATCGCAGCGGATGTTAAACAGAATGATTCTGAAGCAGCCGGGCAAAGACTCGCTGATCTTTTCAAAGGAATGGTGGATGAGTAATGGCAAGGAAGTTAGTAAATACAAAAAAGATCTCTCACGAAGAGTGGTTAGATCTTCGCAAGAGAGGTATAGGCGGTAGTGACGCAGGTGGTGTGTGTGGTATGTCTCCCTGGTCATCCGCAATTACAGTATATGCTGACAAATTAGGATTGTCAAAGCCGAAGGAAGATAACGCTGCTATGAGAGATGGCAGAGATCTTGAGGATTATGTGGCTAAGAGATTCATGGAAGATACAGGTAAGAAGGTCAAGAATGATAACTTCATGTATCTCGATGATGAACATGACTTCCTGCTGGCAGATATCGACAGAAGAGTTGTAGGCGAGAATGCCGGACTTGAGTGCAAGACCATGAAGTTCGTTCCGGATGACTGCAACCTTGAGGATGGAGAAGTGCCGGATCACTACTATGCTCAGTGTCAGCATTACATGATGGTCATGGGATTTGACCGCATGTATCTGGACATATGGGTATTTCAGGTAAACAACTACGTGTTCACCATCGAGCGTAACGATGAATTCATCAAGCAAATGAGAGAAGAGGAAGTCAGTTTCTGGAACAATCACGTACTGAAGAAGGAACCGCCAGCACCAACCGGACAGAAGGACTCTTCTGAGACTATTCAGGAGATCTATTCAAAGCCTGTAGAAGGCTTGTCTGTAGATATTCCTAACATTGACAGGCTGATTATGAACTACATGTTCCATGCTGCTGAAGAGAAGAAGCATAAAGGCTTGAAGGAAGAAGCTAGAAATGTGATCTGTGCCAAGATGGGTAACGCTACGGAATCCAGCGGTGAAAAGTTTGGCTGCACATGGAAGCCTCAGACCAAGTACAACCTTGACACAGCAAGGCTGAAAACTGAGATGCCTGCTATCTATAAGAAGTACAGCACTGTATCCACATCTAGAACATTCAGAACTAAGGAATTCAAGAAGAAGTAAGGAGTAAAACAATGGCAGTAAAAGTAAATGACAAGAATGTAAGTGTTCCGGCAAAGAAAAAGAACACACCGTTTTCGGTAGCGATCCAGAGTGACGGATACAAGAATCTTATCAACAATACTCTCGGAGATCCTAAGAGAGCAGCAGCATTTGTAACAGCTATCACATCAGCGGTAGCTACAAACCCGGCCCTGATGGAATGTGATCCGGGAACGGTCCTCTCAGCAGGACTCCTGGGAGAGACGCTGCAGCTGTCTCCATCACCTCAGCTCGGACAGTATTATCTGGTACCGTTCAAGGATACCAAGAATGGCAGAACAGTTGCACAGTTCCAGCTTGGGTACAAAGGATACATTCAGCTTGCTATCAGATCCGGTCAGTATAAGAAGCTCAATGCTCTTGCTATCAAGGAAGGTGAGCTGATCAGATGGGATCCTCTGAATGAAGAGCTTGAGGTGAAGCTGATCGAGGATGAGGCTGAGAGAGCTAAGACACCTACGATAGGTTACTACGCTATGTTTGAGTATCTCAATGGATTCAGGAAGGAAATGTACTGGTCTATCGAGAAGATGGATGCTCACGCTAAGGAATACTCATTCGCATACAAGAAGGGATATGGCTCATCCTTCTGGCTGAAGGACTTTGATGCAATGGCGATCAAGACAATGCTGAGACAGCTGATCTCTAAGTGGGGCATTATGAGCATCGACTTCCAGAAGGCATTTGAGGCCGATATGGGAGTTGTGAGAGAGGATAACTCAGTCGATTATGTAGATAACGTAGAATACAATTTCGATGCTGAGGCAGACGCTGATGAGCTTCCGGCAGCATTCGATGTGGATTCTGAGACAGGTGAAGTTAAGGAGTAAATCATCATGGCTGAACGCAGAATGTTCACAATGAAAATAGTCGATAGCGATGCGTTCTTGGATATGCCCTTATCTGCACAGGCTCTTTATTTCCATCTGAACATGAGAGCTGACGATGATGGATTCGTGAATAATCCGAAGAAGATCCAGCGCATGATAGGGGCCAATGATGATGATCTGAAGATGCTCATAGCTAAGAGGTTCATTCTTGCCTTTGACAGTGGGATTGTAGTCATCAAGCACTGGAGAATGCACAACCTGTTGCGTAAAGACAGATACCATCCCACACAGTATCAGGATGAATTGAAGCTGCTCTGCCTCAAGAATAATCTAGCGTATACAGAGCAAAAAAATAGCATGGCAACCACATGGCAACCAAGTGACAACCAAGTGGCAACCGAGACTAGACTAGGTAAGGATAGTATAGGTAAGTCTAATAGTTGTAGTAAGGGGCCGATAGATTTTCTGGAGCTATTAACTGACTCAGAAATCGCAAGACTCAAGTCTCTATTCGAGAACCACTATGAGCTTCTCGATGAGTGCCAGGAAGATGCTAATCGCAAGGGCAAGACGATCAGGAAGCCTTATGAATATGTAGTTGGCTATGCGCATAACAGGGGATGGCCTACAAAATAAGGAAAGGAGATAGTCATGAAATTTATGTTAATAGCATGGCTCACGGCAGGAAGCTTATTTCTGATACTCAAGGTTCTCGGAACAGGAACAGAGCTTGACGCAACAGAAAAGCTATTCGGCCTTGATCCAGCTAAGCATCCAGTTCTCACATGCGGAACTCTTATCTGGATGCTTTCGATAATAGTGGCAATAGTAGCGACATTCAGGTTTGTAATTTTGCTGTAAGGGGAGAAGTAAATCATGGCTCAGTATTGCAGATATTGCAACTACATGGTCTGCGGTGATGCGAATTACTGTCAGTCCAAGAAGCGCTGCTATTCAGATAAATACATCCGGCATACGAATAATTGCAAAGACTTTGATCTGAATCCTATAGATGCAATCAGTCTGAATGGAAAGAACTACCAGCCAAGACCAAAGAGGCCGGAGCCGGATGAAATACAGATAACGATAGGAGAGTTATTAAATGATACTGATTAAGGACATGCAGATGCCGAAGAGCTGCTTAGACTGTGAAGTTCAATATGACAACATTTGCTGCTCAGTGACTGGCACAAATTTCTGGCGTGAAGACGATCCGCTTCACTACGATACTAAGCCAGATCCAAGCGAGAAAAGAATGGCAGACTGTCCTCTTGTCGAAGTAGAGCCATATGGCATTGATGGCCTGCTGTATAAGGAGAAGTGAGATGAACGATCAAATGAAAAAGTATTGGGATCAGCAGTTAATCAAGATAGCGACTCAGGAGTCGATGTTCAAGTCAACACGCAAATTGACATGGAAAGAGAAGCTGCATAACAAATATCTGAATTTAATAGATGCAATTTATGAGAAGTTGACAGGGCATTGCCCATATGAGGAATAGCTATGCCTAACAATACTCGCATACCGATATGCCCATACTTTAGGGACGAGAAGAATAAGAGTGTATCCTGCGAGGATGTGTACAGAGGCTTTGACTCTGTTGCCAGGAAGTGTGCCTGGATGGATAAATACTGTGACGAATGGACATGGGCAGAATGTCCGTATGCAAAGGATCTTAACGAGATGTATGAGCGTATCGAGAGAGGAGCAGATATGGAGACAGAACAGATGGCTCAGAAGATAAAGGCGATGAGCAAGGAGCTGAGATACAAAGCCACACTCCTTGGAAGAGCAGACAAGAGGCTCGAAGCTAAAGAGGCTGAGATCAAGGATCTCCGCAAGAAGAACAGGAGACTGGAAGAGCTGAGAGAGGAAGAGTACAAGAAGCGCAGACAGATCGAGACTACGCTTGACCGGAAGTCTGAGAAGGCTGCTGCACAGCTGACCGAAGTGATCAAGCTGTACAAGGGAGCAATGTGCTACCTGCTCTCTAAGACTCCTGATGGCAAGGTGCCTGAGGATGAGATCAAGGAGTGGGCAAAGGATAAATACTACACTGTAGTCAGGATGTGTGACGAAGACGGAATACTGAAGTGGATGCTAGATGTGCAAGAGGTGACTGATACAGATGAATCGAATGAGTGCGAAGGAATACCGGGAGATGATACAGAGCCGGAGCCAGAAACAGAAGAACAGCAAGTACAACAATGCTAAGACTGTAGTAGATGGCATTGAATTCGATTCTGAAAAAGAATCCATAAGATATGCAGAGCTAAAAATGTTGGAGAAGACTGGTGCTATTCAGGATCTGAAAATTCAAGTCCCATTTATACTGCAGCCTGCATTCTACAAGGATGGAGAGAGGATACAGGCAATCAAGTATGTAGCAGACTTCACATACACAAAAGATGGTGAGACTGTAATTGAGGATGTAAAGTCAGATGGTACCAGAAAAAACAAAGTGTATCAGCTTAAAAAGAAAATGATGGAATACAGAGGAAATTACATAAAGGAGATATGAAATGATTGAGTACGTTAAGATAGAGACTCCGTTTAACAGAGCAGAGGATAAATCGAAGGCTCTGATCATAGGCAGCTTCAGGAATGAGACTGTCGAATACCTGCGCAATAATCAGTGGGTATGGACTGAGAAAGTTGATGGTACAAACATCTCAATAGTATGGGATGGACACAAAGTACAGTTTCATGGAAGGACTGAGAGAGCGCAGATCCCGGCACACCTGGTCAATAAGCTGAATGAAATGTTTGGCGGTGAGACTAATGAGCAGATGTTTGAGCAGGTATTTGGTGAGACTCCGATGATACTCTATGGAGAAGGATACGGAGCTAAGATTCAGAATGGTGGAACATATCGCAGTGATGTGTCATTCATCCTGTTCGATGTATATCAGCCTGATAGCGGCATATGGCTCAAGCGTAACGATGTGGAAGACATAGCATCGAAGTTCAATATAGATGTTGTGCCTATCATATTTACCGGAACACTGGCAGAAGCTATCGCTTTTGTAAAGAAGCATCCGAAGTCCGTAGTAGGCAGTGAACATGACATGGAAGGACTTGTTGGAAGACCAGAGATAGAGCTGAAGGACAGAAGAGGCAAGAGAGTCATCGTCAAAGTGAAAGCGAGGGATTTTGCATGAATAGCGTAATACTTATTGGCAGACTGGCAAGAGATCCGGAGCTGTCATATACGCCAAACACACAAGCTGCAGTATGCAGATTCACGATAGCTGTAGACAGACCTAAGAGAGATGGGCAGGATCAGGGTGCTGACTTTATACGCATTACAGTATGGGGAAGGCAGGCTGAGACTTGTGATAGATATCTTGCCAAAGGCAGACAGGTAGCTGTACAGGCACACATCGCTACAGGATCATATAAGAACCGCAATGGTGAGACAGTTTACACAACAGATATCGTTGCTGACCATGTGGAATTCCTGGGCAGCGGAAACAGCCAGCAGGCGCAGCCTAAGCCAGATCCGGATGTGGTGCAGAGACAGGCCGAAGATCTGCTCATGCCAAAGCAACCGCAGAACACGCAGATGCAGATGGAGTCACAGCTTGGATTCGATGATCTGCCGGACAGCTTCAGTGCTGCGGAAGACGATATACCATTTTAAATGCATGATACAGAGGACAGGCAATAATCCCACTCAGTTTAATAAGGCTAAAAGACTCAAAATTAAGAAAGGAGAAAATTCCTTCGATTCGCTACTTCTGTTGCCTGTCCTCTGTTCAGTAGAAGGAGATTTATATGTACACACTGATAGTCACGATAACGATAGCACTCTCGCTGCTGATAGCTTATGCGGTTTGTGCCGTATCGACAGAGGCAGAGTACAGAGCAAGGAAGATGAGGGAGAAAGAGAGCCGTGACAGACACGATATATGAGATGGTGCATCGGCAATACAAAGAAGTTCAAAAAAATGGCTTCTTTGATGCGTGGGGAATTGTGATGAACCCAGATACTATCTACGAACTGAAATTAGAAGTCTTTCAACGTGAAATGTATTGCTACACAATGGCTGCTGGTGGTATAGAAACAATCTTCGGATTAGTTGTTATTCCACTCGGCAAGGTAGAAAAGGACAAGGCGTATGTAGTGGACGAATCTTTAGGCAGAACCATTTTATATGGCATAGGAGGAGAAAGACGTTGAAAGACACGATTTATAGAGAAGCTGCGATAGAAGCAATAAAGGGCAACTCATATGACAATGACGATTACATTGAAATCAACGGCTATGGTGCTATCAATGACATAAGTGCGTTGCCATCCGCAGACAGACCGCAAGGGGAATGGGAGATTGCGGGAAAGCAATTCAAGTATATAAGATGCCCATATTGCAAGACGGCAAGGGCTTCTTCAAGATCAAGATTTTGTGACTGGTGCGGAGCAAGATTGAAGTCATTTGAGGATACGCATCTGAAAGCAGAAATAGACAATGCATTGAAAGGAGCAAACGATGAGTAGCACAGACTTGATAGCCACATGGGTTGCCATACTCGTTCAAGGGTTCTTGATTGGCTATCTGATGGGAAGGAGCAGACGATGATAGCAACAATGTATAAGTTGATGCTTTGCCATTTCCTCGGAGACTATGTTTTTCAAACAGACTTCCTTGCTCGTACAAAAGGCGAGAATTGGTGGCATATGCTTGCTCATTGCGTAACGTATACAACACCATTTATCTGTTTCTTTGGATTCGATATGAGAATTGCATTTTTACTGTTTAGTCACATCATCATAGATAGCTTAAAAGCAAGGTATAAGAAAATAAATTATGTATCAGACCAATTATTACATATTGGAACTTTAGCGATATATCTGATGTGAAAGGAGCAGACGATGAAAGTTAAAGAACTTATTACAAGGCTTCTTGATGAACCAATGGATGCGGAAGTGTGCTTACAAGACCCAACTGAGCACATGTCTAATGGAACTATGTGTAGTGGCTATTTATTCGACATCACCTATATCGAGCCGTGGAGCAAGCATCGCATTTGCATAAATTTTAATGATTGGAGGAGAGGAGCAGCCGATGAATAACATAGCGACACAGGCAGTTGAAGCTGTAAATGAGCCTAAAAGAAATTACAAACTACCAGTAATGCTGTTAGACGCATTTACAAAAGTATGGTGCATTGATCGAACTCAAGAAGAACTGACATTTATGTGCAAGCAATGCCCTTTTGAGCATGATGAGAAATGCGATGTCAAAACCTTTAAGTGTATACATGCGCCAGATTATAAGGACTTTGGGTCTATGGGCGATTTGTAGCCGAAAGGAGTAGACAATGCACAGTGACGATGAGATGGTCTATCTTCGTGATGTGGTTGAAACACTAATATACATGACCGATGAAGATAGTGATGGAGTGGAAGAGGTTATGCAGTTGCCAACAATCAAGACCAAAGAAGTCAAATACTTCGATGAGGACGAAAAGGTCTGGAAGATCGGGAGAGTGATCGTAGATGAGTAGGCTGATGATTGTAGAAGTTCCATCGTATTCGTGCGAGTTTAAAGGAATCAGGGAAGTGTGCGAACTTGTACGTTGCCGAGAGTGCAAGTGGTCAAAAGCAAACGGCACATATCAATGGTGCGGTAGACTTGACAGCACCGCAAGGATAACAGCCGATGACTTCTGCTCATACGGAAGCCGTTCGGAAAAACCGAACAAATCAACTTGTTCCAAAATGGAACAAGTTGGAAAGGAGTAGCGAATGAAAAAATTAATAGTGATACTTCTTATTGTACTGATGATGCTACTGACTATGACGGCTTGTGCCACTAAACGGTCGAGAGAAGTGGTTAAAGGAAACGTGTCACGGATGATTGTGGTTGAGGATGCAGCTGGGTATTATATTGTCTACGATAAATACACGAAAGTTATGTATGCCGTTTCAAATAGTGCCTATAACAATGGTAATTTCACCTTATTGGTAGATGCTGCTGGCAATCCGCTTCTATACGAAGGGCAAGAAGAAAGGAGCGAATAAATGACTATAGCAATTTGGATCATAGCGATCTGTTCAGTGATACGAATTATTCAGAACAGCATCCAGTTATCAATGCTGATAGGTGAAAAGGAACTGAGAAAGGACCTCAACAACGAATTTATTGAGTCACTTAAGAAAGATAACAGACAGTGGGCAGAAGATATTCTGAATGAATTCAATGAAAGAGAAAAGGAAAGGAGTGAGTAGATGACTGATTGTGCGTGGGGAGAAGTATATCCAACAGAGAGACTTAAATATGGAGATTATATTACAACAGAGGATATGCTTGATCTCAAGAATCCTGGAGTTGAAGACTTGAAGCAAGTCATACATCAGAACGCTATTGAGCATGGCTGGTGGGATGAAGAGAGAACTATACCGGAGATCATAGCTCTCTGTCATTCTGAGCTGTCTGAGGCTCTTGAGGCTTACAGGAACAATGAGCCTTTGATATGGATCAATGACGGTAAACCGGATGGAATTGCTGTAGAGATGTGTGACTGCATCATCAGGATCCTTGACTGGCTTGGTAAGGAAAATCTTCCCGTAGGTCAGATTATCGTGACGAAGCATATGTACAATACCACAAGACCGTATAAGCATGGGGGAAAGGTGATATAGATGGAGATACCAGTAGGCAAATATATACTCAGATCCGATAAATTCAGTATGTGGATCGATGAGGAATACATCGTCCAAGAAGGTAAGACCAAAGGAAAGAAGGTCACAAGGCGAGTAGCAGGTTATTCTAATAGCTTTGATAATCTTATCAATAGCTTCGTAAAGACTAAGCACAGAGATAATGATGCTAAGACTCTAAAGGAGCTGCTTGAGGTTTTCAAGAAAACTGCTGAGGACACAGAGCTGATAAAGAAGACTGCACTCAAAGAGGACTTCCGGATCATAAGAGCAAAAGCAAAGGAGATGGCATGAGTAAGGTAGTACAAAACCCAGATGGCACATGGAAGATGATCAAGCTGAAGAAGAGAAGCAAGAAGGGTAAGAAGTGATGGATGGAGTCTACTATGATGAGAAAGGTAACCTGCTTGCCATAGCGCCTGATGAGCCAAAGCCTGGTGACATTAATGATGATGGCAAGGAGATCGAGCAGGATGGTGATGTAACCTGGGAATAAGTTAGGGGAGAATCTTAAAGTCTCTTTTCGGTATCGTATCGATATTGAAAGGAGACTTTTATTATGCCTAAAGACCAGAGGAAAACTGGTAGGCAGAACTATGATTGGGCAAAGATACAGCATGAATATGTCACAAATCCTCAGATGTCTCTTAGAAGGATAGCTGAGAAGTACGGCATAAGTTATATGACTGTTGCTAAAAAATCTAAGGCTGATAACTGGTTCGCCACCAGAAAGAAATACCAATCAAATGTTATATCAAAAGCTATATCGAAAACTGAAAATAAGATGGCTGCCGAGCTGTCTCAGGAAGTTGACTTCCTGGACAAGATGAAAGGTCACTTTGATCGGATGATCAGTGATACTCAGCAGTATCAGAGACATCTTGTCGAGTCAAAGACGTTTGATGAGGAAGGTGGCATGGACATCCACACTGAAGAAAAGGTCTTCAATAAATTCGACAGCAAAGCTATGAAGGATTCCATGCAGATCCTACAGATGATGGAGAGCATGACAAGGAGCCTGTATAACATCGAGAAGGCTGAGAAATTGCAGAAGCAACAACTTGATCGAGAGCGTTTCGAGTTTGATAAGGAAATCCAGCGTGAGAGGCTTGAACTTGAGAAAGAGAGATTGGCTTTAGAGCGAGAAAGAAATGCGCTTAGAAACGGAAATATAGGCTCTGACAATGATAAGCATTATGGTGTGGTACTTATTCCAGAGGTGATTGGTAATGAATAACCAAAACATCATATGGCAGCCACAGCCAAGACAAATTGCATTTATGCAAAGGCCAGAGTTTGAATGCTTGTATGGTGGTGCTGCAGGCGGTGGTAAGTCTGATGCATTAGTTGTCGAAGCATTACGGCAGGTGCAGTTCCTATATTACAAAGGACTGATACTGCGTAAGTCATATCCTCAGTTATCTGAGCTTATCGACAAGAGTCTGCTGATATATCCGAGAGCATATCCTGGGGCCACTTACAACAGCACTACTCACACATGGATATTCCCAAGTGGGGCAAAGATACGCTTCGGATCATTACACCATGCAAACTCGAAATACGATTTTCAGGGGCAGGCGTTCGACTACATTGCATTCGATGAGCTTACTCAGTTCACATTCGATGAGTATATGTACCTGATATCGAGATGCAGACCGAACGGCCCAGGCACACGATGCTATGTGAGAGCCACAGCCAATCCGGGTGGCATAGGTCATGGATGGGTGAAGGAGCGATTCATAGATGTTGCACCACCTATGACACCAGTCGAGGATGAGATTACTGTCGAGGACACTAAAGGAAAGATGATAACCATAAAGAGATCGAGGATCTTTGTTCCTGCGACTGTATTCGATAACAAGGTTCTACTTAACAATGATCCTAACTACATCGCAACACTTGGTATGCTTCCGGAAGCCGAAAAACAGGCCCTGCTCTATGGTGACTGGAACAGTTTCAGTGGCCAAGTGTTCCAGCTTGTGAACGATCCTGCACACTATGACGATAGGAGATGGACGCATGTGGTCAATCCGTTTCCTATACCAGAGACATGGCCGATCTATCGTGGCATGGACTGGGGATACTCAAGGCCGTTCTCTATCGGATGGTATGCTGTCGCTCCTGGTGGGTGCTTGTATCGATTCCGTGAGCTATACGGAACTACTGGCGCACCTAATGTCGGTATCAAGTGGACTCCGCAGCAGTGTGCAGAGAAGGTATGGGAGATAGAGCATGAAGATCCTAATATTCGTGGAAGGTATGTTTATGGTGTAGCTGACTCAGCGATATTTGCATCAGACTCAGGCACACCTATTGTCGAAGCGTTTGAGGATGCGCAGATCTATTTTGAGAAGGCATCCAAGCAGCGCATAGATGGAAAGATGCAGTGCCACTATCGTTTGGCATTCGATGAAGATGGGCGGTCGATGTTCTATGTGTTCAATACCTGCAAACATTTCATCAGATGCATTCCTGCTCTTGTTTATGACGAGACTAATGTTGAGGATGTGAACACTGAGGGGGAAGATCATAACTACGATGAATGGCGATATGTGTGCATGAGCAGGCCAATTGAACCGAGGATAAACGTACAGCCTGAAGATGTCGAATGGACACCACCACCGGAAGATCCATTAGACATACTGTGATAGAAAGAGAGGTTTTAGATGGACGAGGTAAAGAGAAAACGAAAGGACGGATTCACGCAGGAAGATGTGGATATCGCACTCTCTGATCTGCGTAAGTATGTTGCCGGCAAGTACAGCATCGACAACAAGGCTACACAGAATCAGGAATGGTGGAGACTGAGACATCTTGCCTATGTAGACCCTGATGGAGATAAGAAGAGCAATGAAGACCAAGACAAGGAACGAAGGTCCACATCAGCTTGGGCGGTAAACAGTATCCTGAACAAACATGCGGATATTATGGATTCGCTGCCAAAGCCTAACATTCTGCCAAGAGAGGCTGACGATGAAGCCGAGGCACAGATTCTCACCAGCATTGCTCCGGTCATACTCGAACAGAATGACTATGAGCAGGTGTATCGGAATATAGGATGGGATTTCTGCATTGATGGTGGTGCTATCACATCAGTGCTATGGGACAGCACAAAGCGTGACGGACTTGGAGATATCTCCATTACCAATGTCGATGTTCATAACCTGTTTTGGAAACCTGGTGTGGAAAATATTCAGGATTCTCCAAAGCTGTATCATGTCACTCTTGAGGACATCGATGAAGTCAGAGGAAGATTTCCAAAGCTCAAGCCGGATGATGTGGGACCACAGAATACCGGCATGATTGCGCAGTATTTGCATGACGATAACATTGACACATCCAACTGTGTCGAAGTCATCAACATGTACTACAAGAAGAGGGTCATGCTAACAGCATCTATTGCTACAACAGATGAGCAGGGTAAGCCTGCTACACAAGAGATACAGGTGCCAAAGACCTATGTGCATCTTGCCATCATAGTAGGCGATAAGCTGGTATTCTGTTCCGAGAATGAATCAGGCTATGAGGAAGGATTCTACAAGCATGGCAAATATCCTTTTGTCGTTAGAAGAGCTTTCCCAATAAAGGATACTCCGTGGGGATTTGGCTATCTCGACATCATGAAACATCCTCAGCTGTACATTGATGCGATGGATGATGACATCATCCGTATCGCTGATATGAAAGCAAGACCAAGATTTTGGGTAAGAAAAAATGCCAACATCAGCCTTGCACAGTTCGCTGACTGGAATGAGCAGTTCATAGAGGTAGGCGGTGGCGGTGATCTTGGGGATGCCGTAAAGCAGGTAGATGTCTACGATGTACCTGCAGGCATCATGCAACACAAAATCAACAAGATTGACGAACTCAAAGAAACATCAGGTAACAGAGACTTCAACCAGGGTGGAGTAAGTGGAAACGTCACCGCAGCTTCGGCGGTGGCGGCCTTGCAAGAGGCGGGTTCGAAGCTTTCTCGTGATATGAACAAGGAATTGTATCGTGGTGCGAGAGAGGAATACTATCTTGTCATTGAACTGATTCGACAGTTCTATACAGAGCCAAGAAATTTCAGAGTCGATGGAACCACCATAGGCGATTATAGATTCATCCAGTACAGCAATGCCAACATTGTCGAGCATGACACTATCCTGCAGGATGGCACGATCAGACACAGAAGACCTCTGTTCGATATCGCTGTATCAGCTGAGAAGCAGTCTCCGTTCTCCAGAGCTGCGCAGAATGAGACAGCTAAGGAACTATATGGCATGGGCCTATTCGCTCCTGAGAATGCGATTCCTGCTCTTGTGTGCATAGATATGATGGACTTTGAAGGCAAGGACAAGATCAAGCAGACGATCCAACAGAATGCCACAATGCTGCAGCAGTTTCAGGCAGCTATGCAACTTATACAGCAAATGGCTATGACAGATCCTGCATTCGCTCAGTTAGCAATGCAGCAGGGCCTTCTTAATCCGGAGCAGATGGCAGCAATGATGGCACAAGGACAGCCGCAGCAGAATGGCCCAGCCTCAAGGAATGAAGGTACAGCAGAAGACAGAGCTGCGAGGAACATCTCAAGAACGGATGGGTCGCAGGCAACTAAAGCAAGACTGAGAGCTGCAAACACAGCTATACCAAGATAGAGAGGCAAAGCATTATGACAAAGGTGATCCTTAACATTGACGATCATAACAACATCCTATTTGATTGCATGAATCACGCAGGCAATCCTGAAGCGTGTCGAGCGGTATCAGCTTTATGCGGTGTGCTTGGCATCGAGACTACAAGGATAGGCAAGGAACCTACAACATATGAGCCAGGGCATATGCGAGTTGATCTGTTCGAGGCTCCTGAGACTACAGTGACAGTCTTTCAGGATGTGTTCGAGGCGATCATACAGCTGTCATATCTGTACAAAGACTGCATACAGATCTACTGATTAAGTGGGGGGAGAATTCAATCTCCCCATTTTTTTATACTCCAAACATAGCTAAAGGACATGGATCGTAACCATGCATAAAAACAACAACAGAAAGGACATGCTATGAAAAAAGAATTCATTCTGGACTTCTTCCTTTTTGATGAAGGTGGAGAAGGCACCGGAGAAACAGCCAGTTCGTCAGGATCAGCGCAGGATAACAAGCCAAAGGTAATATATGGCAAATCCGAAGGCAATGGTCCGGACACAAGTCAGGTCGGCACTGACACAAGACAGACCGATGAGGCAGAGTTTGCTGCACTTATCGGCAAGGGCGGTAGATTTCATGATATCTACGGCCAGAAGGTATCATCAGCTATTCAGGAAAGATTCAAGAACCAGTCGGATCTTCAGGGCCAAGTCGATCAGATCAGTGAGAAATTATCTCCGTTGTTCATGAATTACGGACTTGATAGCGGTGATTTCGAAGGATTAGGACGAGCAATAGCGAATGACGAAGACTTCTATAAAGCCGGAGCTGAGAGAGCTGGTCTTGAGATAGATCAGTATAAAGAGAATCTCAGACTCAAGGCAGAAGCTGAGAGAGGTCGCAGGATCTCCGAAGCATTCCAGGAGCAGCAGAGACAGCAGGAGCTGTTTGCACAGTGGGAATCAGATACAGCAGAACTTCAGAAGGCATTTCCTAACTTTGATCTTGGCAACGAGATCAACAGTAATGAGCAGTTCAAGAATCTTCTGAACAATGGTGTAGATGTTCGCACAGCATTTATCAGCACACATATGGACGAATTCCTTACCGGAGCCAATGCCTATGCTGAGAGGACAGCCACACAGAAGGTGGTGGATACTATCCAGCACAGAGCGTCAAGACCGGCAGAAGGTGCGCTGAATCACTCGCCAGCTTATGAACGCAGGTCCGATCCTTCTAAGTTAACAGACGCAGACTTAGACGAGATCAACAGAATTGTCGCAGAAGGTGGTTCAGTAACCTTCTAAGACAGAATATCTTCCCTCGTCTGAGCCTAAATAGATGAAGGGAGAACAGAAATGAATAAGTTCAGAATCAACTTCCACCTTTTTGAAGGTGAAGCACCACAGCAGACTTACACACCGCTGAATCCTAACTGGACAGGCCAGGCTAATGTTGCTTATGCACAGCAGGCAGATGGTTCCTACAGAGGTGGTACATACACAGCTAATCAGGATCTTACTCCTGAGATGAAGACGTTCTATGACAAGAATCTCATCAGACTTGCTGGCCCTAAGATGATCCATGACCAGTTTGGTCAGAAAAGACCGATCCCTGCAGGAAATGGCAAGACCATCGAGTTCAGGCAGTTCAAGAGCCTTCCGGCAATCCCTGCAGACAGAGAGCTTGTAGAAGGTATCACTCCTACCGGTCAGAACTACGGTGTAACAGCCAAGACTGCAACGATCAAGCAGTATGGTGGATACATCACAGTTTCCGATATGCTGAACCTTGTTGCATATGATCCTCAGATGAAGGAAATCATGGATATGCTTGCAGAGCAGGCTGGTAAGGTTTCCGATATCATCACAAGAGACATCATCCAGGCTGGAACTAACGTAATGTTCGCAGGTGGCAAGAGCGCAAGATCAGGACTCACATCATCAGACAAGCTGACAATCAGAGATCTGAGAAAGGCTGTAAGACTCCTGAAGAGAGTAGACGCACCTACAATCGATGGTGACTATGTAGCTCTTATCCATCCGGACATCAGCTTCGACCTTATGGATGACAGCGCATGGGTAGATGCAAACCATTATGCAGGCTCCGGCAGAATCTTTGAAGGCGAGATCGGCAAGATGTACGGCATCAGATTCGTAGAGTCCTCAATGGCTAAGATCTGGAAGGCCAGTACCTCTGGTGCTGTTCCTGTCTACGGCACTATCGTACTCGGCAGAAATGCATTCGGTGTAACTTCTATCAATGGTGGTGGAATTGAAACTATCGTTAAGCAGCTCGGTAGTGGCGGTACAGCAGACCCACTCAACCAGAGATCGACCGTTAACAAATCAGCGGCCTAACAGAGAAATCTGTTTTGAATAACCTCGTGAATTCAGGGAAACTCTCACTGAGACAATCCTGAGCCAAGCCTCACAAGAGGAAGGTGCAACGACTATTCCGGAAGGAAGTACACACAAGCGTGTGGAAGTGCGAGGAGTCCGAAAGGACTGTGATATAGTCTGATCTCCATAGCGATATGGAGCAGGTCAAAAGACCGGCAAAAGAGTAGCGAACTTTTGTGAACACAATGTGGTTGGAAGCTCAACAAGACGGCTAAGATCCTGACCGAAGAGTACATGGTAAGAATCGAATCCACATCTGATTATCAGGATGCTGTAGCCAACTAACATCGAGCTGTCGGAAAGGAGACAGCAATGGCAACTAAGAAAACTGATAAGGTAGCAGTCGAAGAGAAAGTCAAGGAACCGGTAGAGATTCCTGCAGAGGAACCGGTAGAGAAGGAGCCGGAAAGAGTAAGAATCAAACTTCCTCTCATTGATGGTGAGGATCCTGAGAAGGTTGTCGGAATCAACGGCAAATACTACAAGATCCGCAGAGGCAAGTGGGTGGATGTTCCACCGGAAGTAGCTGAGGTTCTTGATAACTCGGATTCTCAGATGGTGAGCGCACTTGAGTTCCAGTCTGAGTATGAAGGCAAGGGCAAAGAGTTCGACTGGTAAACGGAATGGTTGGTGGGGATGCAATACTCCCCACCATATTTTTTAAGGAAAGAAGGCAAACCAATGACTATAAGAGATTTGCTGAACAGAATAAACAAAGAGAAGCCGCACAGCTTTACAGAGGCAGATATTATCTCATGGGTCAACGAGATAGAGACTGAGGTAGCAGAGCAGATGAGGCTCACGGAGATTCCGGTATATGTCTATGAGCATGATACGGAACTTGACAGGGTGCTGCTTGCTCCAGCTCCGTATGACCAGCTGTATGTGTCATATGTCAAGGCCAAGATAGACTATGCCAATGAGGAGTATGACAGTTATGCGAATAACCAGGCACAGCATGTGCAGGATTTCAATGACTTTAGTGAGTGGGTAGTCAGAGCTGGTAAAGCCGATGCTGATTCTACAGTCTATCCTCACAGATTCAGGAATGTCTTCAGATAGGTGGTGATCAGATGGCGAATTTAGTAGCACCAGTACAGAGGCTGACACCATATGAGGAGAGGATCATAGAATTCAAGGGCCTGAACAGAAAGTCTTCTGTAGAGGAAGGCGAACTTTCTGACATGCAGAATCTGACATCCAGCAACTATCCTTTACTCACTCCAAGAAAACTTAGAGGAGAGCTGACACTTCCTGAAGGAGTGGCCAAGCCTCTGAAGATCATGGTCAAGTATGAGCGTATCGCAATGATTGCTAAGAAAACAGATGATACTGTTGCATTCTTCTATGATGGCGAGGAAGTCACTTCAGTCACAGGACTGTCAGAGGCTACAGAGATGGTAGCTATCAACTCCAAGATATGTTTCTTCCCTGAGAAGACTTATCTATCGATCGAACGAGGTAGTGAGTCTGTGACCATCCATGAGTACGGACAGCTCGGTGCCTCTCAAGAAGTGATATCAGCTGCAGTGACTATCAGCAATATTGATGCGAGGATAACGATGCAGGAAGGACATGGCTTCGCAAAGGGCGATGCGATAGATGTGACCGGCACTCTGACTTACACTCCTGCAGGTGGCACACCTACCACAAGAGAGTGTGTAGTATCCTGCAACATCAACAATGTAGATGGCAATGTGCTTGTTCTCCCAAGAGAGACATTCATCGAGATGACAGGCGCAGGAGCTACAGCTATCACTTTGACCGGAACAGTCAAAAGAGATATTCCTGACCTTGTACATGTCATCGAGTGGAACAACAGACTGTGGGGCGCTAACAGCTCAGATAATTCGATATACGCCTGCAAGCTCGGAGATCCTACTAACTGGAAATACTATCAGGGGACAAGCCTTGACTCCTACTATGCACAGCAGGGAACAGACGAAAACTGGACTGGATCAGCTGCCTATTCAGGGCATCTTATCTTCTTCAAACCTAACAGTATGACGAAGATATACGGAACATCTCCATCCAGCTTTCAGATAACCAACACAGTATGTTATGGAGTTGAAGAAGGTTCCAGCAACTCTGTGACTATCGTCAATGACAAGGTCTTCTACAAGTCATCAATCGGAATCATGGTATACGAAGGTGGTACTCCGTATGGCATATCTGATAAGTTCAATTCTCAGTTTAAGAACGTAGTCGGTGGTACTGAAGGCCGGAAATATTACGCATCATGTGAGACAGCTGATGGTGAATATGAGCTGATGGTTTTGGATATCGATAAGGCTGTATGGCACAAGGAAGATAGCGTGAGATTCAGAGACTGCTGCACTCTTGATGGAAGGATGTACTTTATCGAGGATGTAGCGTCAGGCGTTTTCGAGGCAGATCATATCTATATCGTAAATTCTGAGACAGCTACAGAGAAGAACAGCAAGCGCAAATGGACGGCGCAGTTCGGGCCTTTCGATGAATACATCGAGAATCAGAAGATATACAGCAAGATGTCACTGCGATTCATCGCACAGCCTGGATGCAAGGCAACAGTCTTCATCAAGATGGATGACGGAGAATGGGAAATCGTCAGAAGACTTGAGTATGTAGAGACTGGTGGTGTCACTGTTCCGATAGTGCCAAGAAGATGTGACAGATTCTCTATCAAGATCTCCGGCATAGGAGACTTTGAGCTGAAGTCTATGACACGCAGATTCAGACGAGGAAGTGGGGTGAAGCCATGATCCTTGAATTCAATAACAATCCGAACATGACTCCGGAGCAGCTCGTCAGAAGCCTGATGGAGAATGTACAGCTTGCACTCAATGAGCAGAATACAACGAGTGAGAACTTGTACAGATCGCTTCTTGCAGCTCTTGGTGTAGAAGTCAATTCGATCAGATCAGACTTTACATCAATCACTGAGAGGATAGAAGCAGAGGCTCAGGCACTGACAGAAGCTGTCTCAGACGCACTCGAAAGACTGTCAGCTGTAGAAGAGATAGCTGACAAGATAGATCCTATTCTCAGTGATATTGAGAATCTCAAGACGAGGATGACAACAGCTGAGGCGAACATAGTAAATCTGACAGTTTACTATACGGCACTTGAGGCAAGAGTCACAGCACTCGAAAACAACTAACGAAAAGGGGTGAATATATATGAACAAGAACTTTTGGAAGGCTACAGCAATCAGAGCATTTCGCACATTTCTTCAGGTGATCCTTGCGACATGGACTGCAGGACAGATCATCACAGAGCTTAACTGGAAGGTGATCCTCATGTCAGCATTCTCAGCTGCAGTTTACTCTGTACTGACAAGCATCATGACAGGACTGCCTGAGGTAGAAATACAGAAGCAGATCACAGTCGAAGAGCCTGAAGACAGTAATGTAGAGGAAGGTGATGAAGATGGGGAAGAGTAATACAGAACTTCTTAAGGTAGCAGAGAAATATCTTGGGCAGGGCGGTAGCAGATTCCGCAAGTTCTGTGGCCTTCCTGCCAATGCTGCCTGGTGCAATGCCTTTGTAGACTATGTGGCCTACGAAGGCGGTGATGCATCACTGTACTTTGCTGGCAAGAAGTATGTGTATGTACCTGACTCGATCAAGTGGTGCTACAAAAATCTTGCTGACATTCCTATCTATCTGGCAATGCCAATGGACATCATATTCTTTGACTGGAATGGCAATGGCACTCCGGACCATATCGGATTCGTAAGATCTCGCAACACAGATCAGAAGGTCAATACGATTGAGGGCAACACATCCGGTGGCATAGTTGCTAAGAGAACAAGACCGGTCAAGTATGTACAGGCTGTATTCAGACCTGAATTCGCTGGCAAATTCACTATCGCTCCTCTTGAGATAGACGGACAGTTCGGTTACAACTCGATAGCTATGCTGCAGACTGTACTCGGAATCAAGGTCGATGGTATTCTCGGACAGCAGACAGTGAAGATGCTGCAGAAGGTTGCCGGTGTAAAGCAGGATGGGTCCTGGGGCAAGGCCACAAGCAAGGCAGTGCAGAAGATGGTCGGTGCGAAGGTAGACGGATGGTTTGGCAAGGAGTCTGTCAAGGCTCTCCAGAGATGGATCAATAATCTATATAAGACCAATGGGCAGCGACTTGCTGATAAGGCTAATGATTATGCATACAACTCTAATGATGGCAAGGCTGCCTATCCTGACGGAAAGCCAAAGACAGCATACAAGAATGCGCTTAACAAGGCTTATCCGAATAGAGATAGCTGGAATGATGCATCCAAAGCCGGAGCTTCTTGCGATGTCTTTGTTGGCACCTGCGTTATCAATTCAGGCATAGATAAATCCTTCCCAAGAAAACTTGAGGATCAGATCATACATCTCGCTGGGTCGGCAAGGTTCACAAGAGTCAACAATCCTCAGGACGGAGACATAATCGTTTACATGAAAGATGATGGCAAAGGACATATTTGCATCGTTAGAAATGGAAAGATCAAGGAAGCAGCTCACAACAAGTTCTATCCAAAGACTACTAACACACTCAAGGCAAGGCTGTCGAGCAAAGGTAAGAAATGGATGAGAATCTACAGAGCTATATAGTAAAGGCGGTGATCTAATGAGTAATACAATAACAGCATTCTTCAAGGGCAGGACCGGAGTATGCGAGTCAGTATATCAGTATGACTATGGCATGGTCATTGTGCTGGATGGCATCGAGGATCTGACAGGTTCCTTTGACTGCTATTTCAGCACTTCAGGCGAAGAAGAAGCTATTCCTGCAATCGGAACTGATAACAGAGTAGCTATTCCAAACAATGCACTCACAAGATCCGGTAAGGTAGAGCTGCATATTCCGATACATACAGGAGCCAATGACAGCGAAGTTGAGTATGTAGTCGCATTCAAGGTAATCGGCAGAGCAAGACCGGTGGATGACGGTACACCTGAACAGCAGACTGCAATACAGCAGGCACTTGCACTGCTTCGGAGTCCTATCGACAACATAGAGCAGATTGTCAATGAAGCACTCTCGTTTACCGGAGATACATTTGACGAGATGCAGGAACAGCTTGATGCGGATCAGTCGGCATTTGAGACTGAGATGGGAACAAGAGCTGATACATTTGAGTCCGGCATTACATCAAGACAGACCACAGTTGAATCGCAGTTTACTAATCTGACCACAAATCTGAGGCCAAACAGTGTAAAAACTCTTTGGACTGGTTCTATTGGTTCTATTGGTAACACAGCAACATTATCTGAAAGTGCTGCGAATTTTGACTTTCTCGATATTTATACATCGCTTGGAACATATACAAGGGTTGCATCCAGTGCCGGCACAGTCAAGATCCATGAGACAAACCTTGCAGACAATGCAACATCAAGTGTTTATCAGGAGACAGGCGAAACTACCATTAATTTCTCTGGAACTACAGCATCAATAGCATCTGCTATTACTTGGGAGTGGAACTCAGATGCAGCCACAAAACCATCGCATTCTGCAAAATGCATCTCATACATTACAAGAATTGACGGTGTTAAGGTAGGAGCGAATGAACCTGCAGAACTGACTGATATCAGAGTGGGCGCTGATGGTAAGAATTATTCATCCGCAGGCGAAGCTGTAAGGAAACAGTTTACTGATTTAAAGAGCGAATTAACTTATAAGAATTGCACCGATGTGTTACAAGATTTCGCATCTCCTGTTAATCGTACTGTTTCCGGTGTTACTTTTGCGTGGGATAATCTTACTTGCAGAGTTACAGGAACAGCAACCGATAGAGATTGGTCTAATATTTATGTAGGCGTAAACAGCTTACCAGCAAGGCTTATTCCCGGCAAGAAATATTATCTCAAGTATAGCAACACAAATGAACACTTGGCGTTTATGGTGTTGTGGTATAAAGACGGTGTTTTGCTTACACAGCAAAATTATTATACAGATGCTAATATAACAGTCCCGGAAGATGCAAATGGTGTATCTATGCGTCTTGGTACATTTACAGGGTTTTCATATGACGATACTGTTACGATAAATATTGATCAATCATATACTAATGAGGAATTGACAAAGCAAATAAATGATGTAGACAAAATTGTTGTTGAAAATGTATCAAATATAAGTAAATTGCAATATTCAGTTGAAAATTTAATCAGCAAGAATAGTCATGACATTCTATTTGATATATCGTCTCCTGTTAATCGTACTGTTTCCGGTGTTACTTTTGCATGGGATAATCTTACTTGCAGAGTTACAGGAACAGCAACCGATAGAGATTGGTCTAATATAGTTGTAAGTACAACAGTTTTACCAAGCATTATAATCCCGGGCAAGAAATATTATTTAAAATACGAAAACTCAAATGCAAATTTGCGTATATCCATTTTATGGTATAAAAATGGTGCGATTCTCACTCAATGGTATTACACAGGTAGTGCTGAATTTATTGCACCTGATGCTGATGGTGTTGCAATTCGTTTGGAAGTATCTTCCGGCTATACGTATAACGATACGATAGTTGTAAACATTAACCAATCTTTAACAAATGCCGAACTAACAAATAAAGTAAGTGATTTTCAGACGGAAACAGGTAAAAACTTTGCAGAACTTTATCCGGAAATGTTTGGGCTTGTTAAGAAGACATATGTGAAAGGCTCATATAAGACAACATCTGGAACTGTGGTTAACATCAACGCAGTTACAACTGATAGTAGATATGCGTATTGCCTTGACGAATGCAATCCGGGGGATGTGTATGCCGTAAGAGGATACGGTGTGACAAATGCTACTGCGTTGTGGGCTTTCCTAAAATCAGATGGAACAATTATACAGAAATCAACGTCTCCAAACGACACAAATGGAACTTTTATTAAATTAACAGCACCAAGTGATTCAGCATACTTCCTGTCAAATGCTTATATTGAAAATGGATATGCCTTGTATAAGGGAAGTTATGTCAATCAAAATTTGTTTGATCTTTCTGTGTTGCCTTTAGATGAGAATGATTTTGTGTATGAGCTTATCGACGAAAACACATACGCCAGATATGAATCAAGACGAAATCTTGCATCTAAGGATTTTTTACCTGATTATATATTGTCGGTTGTGAATCAAAGCACAAATGTTAGAATTGCTGTTTTCCGGTATGATTTGCTTGGCAATCCTGTTGGTTTTGATCAATGGGTAACAGAAGCAAAGCCATACTATTTTAATCATTCACAATACAAATACATTATAAACATTTCATACTATGGCGGTTCACTCCCAATTCCAAGCAAGAATGATGTATTGCAACATTTGAGATGGATGGCAAAAACAAATGCAATTATCAACGAAAACAGCAAAAAAGAAAACGAAATCCTAAAATCCGTCATAACGTGTATGCAGGATAATATGTCAATAATAATGAAAGAGAACTATAGCATTAAATTCGCTAATGCCGCCAATCCGATTGCATTAAAATCATACTTTGGTAGCCCACAAGTTATGCATCCGAAGGTTCTATATTTTGAAAATGGCTTTGGTGGTCATACATTCTGGATGGCATACACTCCGTATCCGTTTTCTATTGATAGGTATGAAAATCCGTGTATAGCTTGGTCTGACGATGGGTATAGTTGGGTTAACATTGATGGTAACCCATTAGATGACCCGGAAAATATTGGCTATAATTCGGATACGCATTTGGTTTACAATCCTATCACACACAACCTTGAATGTTGGTATAGATACGTTTCCAATGGTTCTCCTGCGCAGGAAATAATAAAAAGAAAACTGTCATCTAATGGTACAGACTGGGGTAATGCTGAAACCCTTATGACAGATAGCACAGGGACATATAATAAAATACTTTCTCCCTCAGTAATTACTGATGGCACTACGTATCATATGTGGGTTGTTGATTCCCCGAACAATGCGATCAAATACTTTACGGCAAACGCATCTGATTTAACGAATTGGACATTTGTTAGGAATATCGTACTGTCGTATTCTGATGGTAGTTTGTCAAATTATAAGCCTTGGCATATTGATGTAATACAGAACAGCGAAGGGAGATACGTTCTGTGCGTTATGTGCCGATCAAGTAGCGGCCCGTGGAGCCTTTTTATAGCAACAAGTAATGACAACGAAACATATGAAACACCGTACCCTGTAATTGTTGGCTCTGGAAGATGGGACAAAAAATTATATAGAAGCTCCATCGTTCAAGTGAGAAACAAATATATTATTTATTATAGTGCTTGCGGTGATACTGTTGAAGGCGGCGGCAATTACTGGGGTATTGGCATAACAGAATCTGATTCTTTGGAAATGTTTATAGGTGCTTTAGCTTAAATAGACCTTTAATCACATGTGGTGGAATAGGTAGACACTAAACTGTAAGAGTGCGATTTCTGAAACGTAAATGATGAAAGACAGCAACTGCATTCATGTAAGGTGCAAATCCTTACCATGTGATTAAATAGACCTTTAAATCAGTAAAGTAGGTGATGCATATGATAACGATAACATATGAAAAACTAATGGCTGCGCTTGGATTGTTCACTGCATTGTGTATTGCCGGTGGCTGGCTGATCAAGATTATCAAAGGGGTGAAAAAGCCTGCGGATGATATTAACAGCAAGGTCAAGGATCACAAGGACCGGCTTGATCAGCAGGACGAGAAGATCGACAAGATCGACAAGACTCTGGACTACCTGGTGAATGCTAACAACTTAGTGATCCGGACACTGTTCACTGTTCTTGGAGAGCTGGCTGTCAACAATGATCAGCATGGCAACTGCAAGAAGGCGCAGAACGAGATTCAAAACTTCCTTACTCCTGTAGAAAAGCAGCATGATGTGGTATAATTAAGTAACCACAAATGTTGAAAAATCAAGGAGTTTAGGCTATGGAAGACAAGACAAATACTAGTGTACCATATATCGTTTATGAGAGTGAAGCAGCGAGGCATGAGAGGACTGTAAAAAGACTTCTCACAGCCTTGCTGGTCACTATACTGTTGATGGTTGGCACGAACATGGCATGGCTGTATGTGTGGAATCAGTATGACTTCTCATCAGAACAGTACACCATCGATACAAGCAGTGAAGGTAATGCTAATTATCTTGAAGCTGGATTAAATGGGGTGATAAATAATGGCGAAAGTGGAAGTGAAACGCAAAACGATAACTAAGCGTGACAGATCCAAGAGCAAAGGAACAGCTCGAAGGAAGAAGGTAACTGTACGCAGCAGAGGTAATGGCAATGCTACAATGGTAGCAAGAGCAAGAAGACCATGAGAGATTATTCAGATGAAGAATTGATAAATGGCATTGATAGATGGATTACCGGAAAGAATGCAGAGCGCAATCGGATAATCCTAAAACTTCGCCATGTTCATGGTTATACCTATGAGCAAATATCAGAATACTTACATAATAATGAGGAACTTCCAGACAGGTATAAACTTGGTGTTAAGCAGATCAGTAGGGTTATTAATGATGAATCACTAAGACTGTTTAATCACATATAAAAGTCTGATAAATGTCTGGTAAATGTCCGGTAATTGGCACTCTGACGGCATCGTCAGGGTGCTTTTTTATTGCGAAAATTCACCTGAAAGGAAGGTGAACGCAATGGCTTATGTTGAATTCATGAATAATCCGGTAGGAAGAAAAGTAGGAGACTGCGCTGTCAGGGCAATATCTAAAGCACTAAATATGGGATGGGAGTCAGCTTACATAGCTCTTGTTATCAACGGTTTACAAATGGGGGATATCATGTCCAGCAATTCAGTTTCCGGTGCGTTACTGAGACAGAATGGATTCAGCAAGGCGATCATTCCAGACAGATGCCCTTACTGCTATACAGTAGATGATTTCTGCCATGACAACAGTAAGGGCATATTCGTTTTGGGTACCGGAAACCACCTCGTCACAGCGCAGGATGGCGATTACTTCGATTCCTGGGACTCTGGAAAAGAAGTGCCGATTTATGTCTGGTACAAGGATGTTGAACCTAAATTCTGAAAGGATGGTGAACAGTAAT